GTCCAGGTGCCAGCCGAGATGGAGTAGCGGTACAGCGTGACGGCGTTGCTGCCCATGTAGTAGATGAAGTCGTCGTTGCCCTCGATGTTGTAGACGCTCGTGGCGTCCGGGGCTGTCGTCCACGCCGCCGAGGTGGTCAGCGCCGTCGCCGTGTTGCTGGCAATGGTGCGGATCTGGCCAGCGCCAGTGCCCGACACGATGCGCACCTGGTAGTTCGTCCACTGGTTCACGGTCCAGGTCTTCGCCGAGTTCGTCAGCGTCGATGCGCCGCCCGCCGTGGCCGTGCCCGTGGCGAAAGCCCGGTAGCCGGTGCCCTGCCACGACGGAGTGGCGATGAGCTTTGAGTCGGTGCCGATCACTGCGGCCGGGGCGATGCCGTCCGTCGCACCGGTCTCGGCCGAGGCCCAGGTGTTGGTGGCGAAATCGTAGAACCGGAACACGGCGGCCGTCGTCGTACCTGCGGCCGTGATGGCGTTCAGTACGTACCAGCGGGGCGTGATCAGCCGGTAGGTCGTCGAAGCGGTGAACGCCGACGCCTGGGTCGGCACCGTGACGACGCCGTTCGCGCCGATCGTGTTCGACGAGATCGCCAGCGTCACGCCAGCGTTCGGTCCGCCGGTGATGTGGATCGAGTACCCACGCAGGTCACGGGCGAGCGTCAGGTTCGTGTTGATCGTCGACGTGCTGCCACCCGTGGCGGTACCCGACGGGCCGATCGCCGTGGAGGTGCCGCACGCACCAGCGGCGAACGTGCCTGCCAGCGCACCCGACGGGATCTGCACCCACGCATCTTCCAGCGGTGAATAGAGGTGCTGCGTCGTGGCGCTGGTGACGTAGAGCTGCTGCTGGCGGTAGTGGCGGCTCGACGCGATGAACGTGCCTGCAGCCGTTGCCGCTGGGGCGGGCGTGCAGAACTCCCATCGCTTCAGGTCGAGGATCTTGCGGTTGCCGTTCGTCGTTGCCATTGCCCCTGCCTCAGCTCACGCTCACGTTGCGGCGCAGGCTGTCTGCGCCGAGGCGCATCAGCGCCGGGATCTGTTCGAAGGCCGGAAGGCCGCCGATCTGTGTCTGGTTCGTCAGCGTCGCCACCGTCGTCACCGTCGCCAGGGTCTGCGCTGCAGCGATCGACGCCGTCAGTGCGCCCAGTTCGACGTTCACGCGCAGACGGCCGGCGGCGTCGGGCATTGCCTGACCCATCGAGCGGGTCAGCGAATGGATCGCCAGACGCATTGCCTCGACCGCTTCGATCAGTTCACCGACGGCGTTGATCGGCATCGGGTTGGACTCCGACACGTCGACGGCGACACCGTCGTCGCCGATGCCGAGCTTGACGCGCTGGTGCAGCACGCCGCCGATCTCGTCGGCGGCGACGGTTGCGCCCGACCCTGGGGTATAGCCAACGTTGTCGGCCATCAGTCCTCCTCGACCATCTCAGCCGAGATGATGCGGCCGTCCTTGTCGCGCTTGAAGGTGACCTTCTTGCGCTCGGGCCCGTCGGACTCGGCAGCGGGCAGCAGCTCGAGTTGCACCGGGGGCACATTCACGACGACCTCGGCCGGGGCGACATTCACCACCGGGGCAGCGACGTCGACCTGCACCGGCGTCGGATCGACCGTGACGTTCACGATCGGAGCAGGCACATTGACCACCGGTGCCGGGATGATGATCGGCTCCTGGCGCATCTGCACGTCGATCGAGTCGGGCAGATGGAAATGCATCTCCGGCGCCGTGGTGCGCTCCTCGACGAGCGGCACCAGCATCTCCGAACGGGCAGGCTGATCGCCCGACCCGGGCGGCTGCAACTGCACACTGAACAGGCCCGAGTGAGCCGCAGCGAGACCGTCGAAGTTGCCGTCGACCGCCGCCGACACCGCCGCCGACGGCGTGAAACCAGCGTCGACCAGTTGGCGAATCGTGCGGGCATGCGCCTCACGGATCGCAGCATCGTCGGCGACGTCCTCCTGCAAGAACGCCACGTCGGAAGCGTCGAACCACAGCCGTGCACCCGCGGGCGGGCGCACCAGCGTCGCCAGAGCGGTCGCAGCACTGCGCCAGTTCGGGCGCATCGTTCCATCGGCGAACCGGCGGCGCGCCTGGCCGTAGTTGCCCTCGTTCAGCGACGAACCGGACAGGCCTTCGCTGAGACCGACGATCACCGGCGGCACACCAGCAGCAGCAGCGATCCGAGTCTCACCCGCACCCTGCACCGCCTTGATGGCGAGCTGCTCGAAGTTCGAGCCGACGACCTTCACGTCGGCACCGCCGCCGAGGGCGAGCGTCTTGCCGGCGTTCGCCGTGCCTGCAGCCTTCGATCGGATCACCTCGGTGAGACGCTTGAACGTCTCCGGCGACACCGACGGATCGAACGAGATAACGAGGTTCGGCGTCGCCTGGTTGTCGAGGAATGACTGCTTGAAGTCTTGGATCGACTGGTCGATGTCCACGTCGGGCAGCACCGCCGACAGCCACGACATGCCCCGGAACTGGGCCCGAGGATCGGGCAGCGGCGCGAAGTGCGCCACCTCCTCCAGGTCGAGCAGCACCGGCTCGCTCTTGTCGTCCTCGGTGTAGACGTAGCCCGCCTTGCGCATCCCGATCACACCGCCGAAGCGGTGCTCGACCGGCTCGAGCATGATCGTCACGCACTCCGGGCGCAGTCGCTGCAACTGCAGGCCGTCCGTGCGCACCAGCGACCCGGCGCTGATCCAGTACGAGTTGCCGCAGATCGTCGCGTCCTGCTCCATGCGGGCCAACAGGTCGTCGGTCGCAGCACCCGGCCACGGCGACTCCAGCGGCGACAGCTCGGCGTTGCCGAACAGTCGGCGGCTGGCAAGATCTTGCCAGCGGAAGGTGACCTCGCTGAACACCTGCATGCGCACCGCTGCGCACGCGAACGCCACGCCCGATGTGCCGTACGCCTGGCGGGTCATGCCTGCCAGGGTGCGCTCTGTGTGCTCGCGAGACTTCGGCTGCTGCGAGAACCACGGCAACCACGGCTCGATGAGCTTGGTGTACTCGGCGAAGCTGATCTGGCTGCGCTCGGCCTCGACCTCGGCAGGCTTGCGGGTGCGGAACAGCAGACTCACAGCCCGGCCCGCCAAGCGAACACCATGCCGAGCAGACCGCCGACGATCCAGCCAGCAGCACCGGCAACCATCGCAGCGCCGATGACCAGCGCGGCCGCAGAAGCGATCTCTACTGCCGAGGTGATGCGCTTGTCCATCGTCACCTCACAGGTCGATCAGCGAGGCCCATGCCTCGGATTCGGGGGCAGCCGGTGCGTTCCATGCGCCGAGAGCGAGCGTCGCTGCGACGAGCGGTGTGATGTCCACCGTCGACGCCTTCTGTGACCAGGCCCACGCCTCACCGACGGAGCGGATGTCGGCGCCGACCACGGCAGCGTCGAGCGGTTGGTCACCGAAGTGGCGCACCTTGGCGTTGCCGACAGCGTCCTGCAGAGCAGCGCATGAGCGCAGATAGTCGGCCGTGGTCGCCTCGGCGACCGGCACACCGGCACGCTTGATCTCGTCGATCACGCCCACCGACGGCGAACGAGGGTCGATCACGATCGGCACGCCGACCGCCTGATGAGCGGCCTGCACCTCGGCAACGAGCCACGCAGTGCCCGGCTCCCGCCGGATCAGCTCGACGTACGGCAGACCGTCGGCGCACGCACCGACAGCAGCCACCGACGACCACTGGCCACCAGGCCCGACCGCCACCGCCACCGACGTCGGCGGCTTATCCAGCGCCGACTTCGTTGCACGACACGCCTCCCAGCCGGGAAGATGGGCGTGCACACCGTCGTCGGCGACCACAATGCCGAGCCGCTCGAGAGCGAACCCTTCGGGCGACATCTGCACCAGCTCTGTACCGGCGATCCAGTCCTCACCGATACGGATGCCGAGACCCGGATTCGCTTCGTACCACGCATCACGGTCACGCAGGTCGGTGCCGACCTCGCACGACCACTCGGCGAAGAACATCCGGGGCGACTCGCCGGCCATGCCCTGACGGCGCAGGCGGTGAAGCACCACCGACTCCGGCAACGGGCCAGACGACGTGTAGATCAGTTGCGGCGGGTCGGCACGCATCGACTGCGCAGACATCGCCGGAAGGATCGACTGCACCTGCTCGTCGAGCAGGAACAGCGCCTCGTCGAACACCACCCGGGTCGGCGAACCACCACGGGCCGTCTTGCGGCCGCGGGTGATGAACTCCAACCGGGCGCCGGTGTCCCGACGCTGCAACGCCTCCTTGCCGTTGGCGAAGTAGGCGTGCGTGACCTCGTCGAGGTCGGGGTTCGATCGCACCAGCGCCACCATGCGCTGCATGTGATCGGCGGCCGTCTTGGCCAGGTGAGCCGTGTGCAGGATGCGGGGCTCGTCGAGCACGTAGAAGGCGTAGAGTTCCAGCGCCTCGAGCACGGCGTTCTTGCCGTTCTGGCGGGGAAGGATCAGCAGCACCGTCGTGGCCAACGCCCGACCCGCTGCGTCCTCGCCGAGCATCTTGTCCAGGCACCACGCCTGCCAGTCGTCGAGCACCAGGCCGCACGCAGCGGCGAAGTCGACGGCGTCCTGCCCGGCGCTACTGACCTGACCCGGAGGCAGGTGCTGGAGTCTCGGCCGCTGAGCGCCGACGCGCTGCACGACGCTGCTTGAGCTCATCGGTGAGTGACTGCCTCTCGACGGGCTCCGGCAACGCCGCCAGATCGGCCAGCGTCGCCCGCAACTGCCCTGCCAGTTGCGGGAGCATGTTGTCGCTGCACGCCTCGATCGCAGCGGTGAGCTGGTCACGCAGCCGCTCCAGGCGTAGGCGGCGATCGTCGTCGGTCACCACCAGCGAGTTCCCTTCGGGTTGCGGGCCAGATTGCCCGCCATCGCACCGGCCCGCTGGTTGCAGGTCGAGTGCTCAGGCATCAGCGGCGCCGAGTTGTCGCCGTCGACCGTGTGGCCGGCGTGCCAGGTGACCCGCTTCCACGGCACCAGGCGCTGCTCCTCGGCCAGTGTGCGACCGCACCGCCAACAGCGGGTGCCGAGATCGGCGTAGGCCCGCTCGCGGACTAGGCGGGCGCGCTTGTCGTACGACCCGGCGTAGTGGCTGCGGTCCTTCGCAGGCATCGTCATGCACCTCCATGCATGCATTCATGCATGTTCATGCACCGATCATGCACCCCCGGTGAGCCTCGGGGAGAGAGACGAGAAGCGGCGGGGTGCTCTAGCAGGCGTTTCGCGTGCGTGAACGCCCCGCCCCCTCCCCTTCATGCATGGTGGCTGCATGGTCATGCATGTATGCACGCAAGACCGATGCATGGCCCCGACAACGGCAACGCCCGCCGATGCTGCTGCACACGACGGGCGACTTACACCGAGACTACAGGTTCTTGGTTTCATTGTCCAACATCGACGCAGGTCAGCGGCCAGGTTTCATCGAGCGGCGACGGTGTCCCGCTCAGCCAGCCCCTCGCCGATGCGCCAGCGCCGCTCGCGCTGGTAGCACGCCGAGCACAGCCCAGCCTTCGCCGGGATCTCCTCGCACGTCGGGTCGCCCCACTCCATGCCGCCATCACGGCCGGGCAGCGAATCGCGACACCGTGACACAGCGATCGGTGCCCGCAGGCCGATGGCCCGGTCGATCATGTGCGCCAGTGCGCCGATCATCTCGATGACCGCCTGGGCATCCTCACGCAACGTGTCGAGCTCGGTGGCAAAGTGCACCCTCGAGGCGGCGACCCGCTCGACAGCGGTGAGCGCCTCGACGTCGCTACCCGCTCCACGGGTGATGCCGGCGCCGCTGGTGTGGTCGGGCATACCGTCGAGCACCAGCAGCTCGCGAGCGAGGTGGCCGAGCGCCGACGGGTACGACGACGCCAGGCGGTCGAGCAGGGTGGCGGCTGCAGCGAGTTGGACGTCGATACGGGTGCGGGTCATGGGTTGGCCTTTCATCAGAAGTCATCCATCGAGGGAATGGTCTTGCCGGGGCTCACGCTGGGGCGCGCCCCTTCTAGAGAAGGGGCGCGCGCCCCAGTTGCGTCGGGGTACCGCGCCCCACCGCGCCCCGCACCGCGCCCCACGTCCTGACCTGGGGTTTCGTCAAGTGCGCCCCGGTGCGCCCCAACAATCGGGGCGCGGTCGCGAAACCGAGCGCGCCCCGATTGTTGGGGCGCA